ATGCAACGCAAACTCACCACGCTTGCTCTGACATTAACGGCGCTCACGGTTAGTTCCGCCGTGGGGGCAAAAACGCTGGTTTACTGCTCCGAAGGATCGCCGGATGTGATGTGATAAATATCAATTAGATAGGTGTTTATGGGGTGCTATAGGGGTGCTGTGTAATGCAAAAATAAAACCGGATGCTACATAATGGGCGGCATCCGGAGTTGCGGTTACGGTGTCACTGACCACCGTATTTCATCTGTTCCAGCAGATCGCGGCCTTTTTTCAACTGCGCATCGATGTGGTTCGCAAGGTCCTGAATATGGATCATGCGCGGGGCTTTCTGGCTCTCTGCTGCGCGGAAGGTTGGAATAGGGAGCTCACCCATAGCAGCGCGTTTTTCCGCTGTTGCCGGCTTCAGCCCAAAATACTTTTCGCACACCTGACTGAGCGGCACGGTAGCCGACCCGTATTCGGCCATTAACAAAAACATCGTATTCATCTTCACCTCATACCACTTTCAGGCCACGCCAGTGGCACCACGTCTCATACATCCGCTTAACCACTTCCCGGCAATAGTAGCCGTGATCGTCTCGCGTCAGGTCATACCGGCCGCCGTAGCGCAGCCGGACCCAGATTTCAAATTCTCTGTTCATCGCTCTTTGCCTCCATCGCATCCCGCAGCATCAGGAAGGCTATAGCTGCCGCTCGTAGCGGGTTCTTGTGATTAACCTGAAGCCCTGATTCGTGCGTTGCCTTCCAGACCGTTTTACCGGCAGGCGCGATCCCTATCCGGTATTTCTTCATTGCCGAGAAAAGGTCCTCGGGTCTAGCGAGAGGGAAAAATCCATAGCTATGCTTCCTACCAAATGTCTCCCACAAAAGCTGCGCCCCCTTTGGATTGTTGGGGTGAAGAATCACCTCGTATCCCGGCTTGAGCCGCTGTCCAACCAGTAAGCTAATTTCGCCATCTGATAATTTGCTGTAATTCATCAGAGCTCCTCCTTGCGGTACCCTGCATCGAAAATGCTGCTGGCGAGCGCAATGGCTCTTTCAGCCACCAGGGCCGTGTCGCGCTCACAGAGTGTTTTTGCCATATCCTCAACTGTCTTTTTGCGGTGTTCATCCTGCCGATCGGCAATAATGTCGTTGCAAAGGTCTACGCATTCGGTGCAGATGTTTACGCTGGGCCCGGAGATCAGTTTGTCTTCAGCGATAACCTGCTTGCAGAAGTTGCAAACCGTTTTCGGATCTGGCTCGCGCTGCGGCATCTGGCGCCAATATTCAATAAAGGGATTAACAGGCATCACTTCACCTCCACTTCAATGCCGGCAGCCATAATCACGGCTGCGCAGGCTTCGCGCATACTCCCGGCTCCGGCAGCAAACCCCAAATACCATTCAGCATCAGAGCCAAGCTGCGGAAGGCCTGGCAGCTTCACTTTGATGGCCGTCTTAACTGGCGCACTAAATCCCAGCTTTTCCCGAAGTTCAGCAATAGCAGCATCATGTTCTGCGCGTGCCTCCGGCCCCATAGCATCCAGTTCAGCGTAACGTTCAGCGCGGTTCTGAAGCGCCCGCAATACCAGGTGAGTGCCGACGCCTTTGCCAAACCGGAAGCCGGGTTCAAGAATGACCGGGCAGGGGAGCTTTTCTGGATATTCCGGCTGCAATGTTTCTTTAGAATTCGCCAGAAGCTCAAGAGCCATCGCTACCACCTCGCCCGGGAAGAAAGGTTCACCACCGGCAATTGCTTTAAGCCGTTTTTCGCTGATACTCATCGCTTAGCCTCCCGCAGCAGATGTTTGTAGGCCCGGAGGGCGTGCTTTGTCTGACCGCTCAATACCGTTTTCATGATGAAAAATCCGCTGCTATTGCTGGTCATACCCGGTGTCAGGAACAGAGCTACATCAATCGCCCGGTTGTGCCGGCGGAATTCAAACACCGTGCTGGTGACCACAATGTTTGCAACGGATCCGTAGTCCTGATAATCGATTTTCATGCCAGAGTCCTCGCCAGTAATCGCGCAATACCAAAGAAACAGCAGACACCCGCGGTAAACCCCAGCCTCGAAAGGCTGGAGAAAAACAGAGTGAACATCGCCAGTTCAGATACCTTTTTCATTGATCTGCACCTCCTCAACAGCAGTGATGTAGCCTTTCCATCCGCCATAGCTGTTCACCATTTCGCCCAGGCGTGAAAGGCAGGCGTTCATCCAGCGGATCCCCCGAGGCGTAAGCGCCGGAACTGTTCCCCAGTCGATAAATTGCGAATTGCTGCGATGCAAATATTTGATGAGGTCCAGAATGTCGATGTAATGCGCATGGCGCCGCTCTATGTCCCACCCTTTATCTTTGAGGTAGGAGTCAATGAAGCCCTGCAGCGCTGGCTGGTTAAGCGAAATATCGCCGTGCTGGTGGCGGTACACCGGGCGACGGTGCAGGCTCACCAGATAGAACAGGTACGCGTCGCACACCCAGGTCAAGGCCCGCTGGTGGTCCAGCTCGAGTCTTGCGGATGGCAGCCGGATAACGTTATTCACCGTGGTTATCCTCCCCGAAGATATCCGCCGGATCCTTACGCAGTTCGAAACCTTTGAATTCTGGATGACGCCAGCGCTTACGAGGTGCTGTCGGTGGTGTTGATTCTTCAATCAGAGTGCGCAACGCCAACATGAAGGACTGACGATGTACCAGCAGTCCACGGCTGCCTTTGTATTTCCGGGTTGGCAGATTGGCGAACTGAATAAGATTTCGGCAGGAGGTATCTGACATGCTCGTAGCCAGCGACACTTTATGTACCTGGACAAACTCGGCGTCATTGCTAACAAACCCGGCATTTGTCTCGATAATCTTCGCATTGTCCAGTGGTGCCGGATCCCGATGATCGCCGGTCGCCATAATGACTTTCATCATTGCGAACGCGGTGGCTTCAGCTACAACGCGAGCCAGAGATGTCATGTCTGAGGGAAGGCTCATTTCTGGCTGCTTCGCCTCAACAACTGGCTGATGTTTGCTGTACGAGCCAGTTTCCAGAATGGAAGGAAGCACGTCCTCGCATACCCAATCCTGAATACGCTCGGCGGAAGGGAGTTGGCTGCGTAGGATCAGCCGGAACAAATCAGCCTGACCAGCAAGCTGGGTGCCGCGTGGTTTTTCACCAAAACCTAATTCTCGCGATTCGCTATAATTAAGCTTAATCAGTGACTTGCAATGTTTTGCCAGCGCGTCGGCTGGATTTGCATATCCAAGTTGCTTAGCCAGTTCAACTGCGTCAAAGGCTGGTTTTCCCTCATAAAGAATTCCGCTCATCGAAAAGTTCAGCTCTTCGGAGCTAAAGGTCATCAGTTGGTTTTTCATCATTATCTTCCCTCAGTGCATAACCGGCATGTCTGGCATGCCTTCGGTGTGGATTTGCTCGATAAAGCCGTCGTGCAGCATGTTGAATCCCTCCCGGCCCATAGCTGACAGCCTGAAGCCGTATTCGTCGTCACAGACAACCATGTCCTGATACATGCGCAGCGCCAGCAGCAACCCTTCCTTTTGCCCGTATTTCTCAATGGCGCCGGCCTCAATGTGATTAGCGAGTGCAAAGCGTTCCGGCCCCGGGTAGACGCTGATTGCACCGTGCTCCCCGGAATAGATAACGGCTGTATCAGCGCCGCCTTCGTCGTTCGTAACGTCGACAGTCCCGTTCTTCTCCCGTTCCTCGGTAATGAATACCGCGGCGAGCAACCAGCGCCAGACGATGATTTGCTGCTCGATGGTGAGCGTGATCCAGCTGCTTTCTACCGCTTCCATGATGCAGGCCAGAATGCTCATGCCGTCGGCGAGACTTTTGTCATAGCGCCCGTTATCCAGCTCACGAATGGCAGCGGAGTAGGCAGTAATCCTGTTTACAGATATCCGGATGCCGGTTGACGTTGGTTCCGGGTTAAATGCTGTGTGATCCATTGCGTACCTCTGCTGGTTTGCTGGCCCTGAGTTCTTCACGCTCTTTCACGTAGCGGTCGTGCATGGCATCCCACTTTTCGCACCATTTCTGCATTTCACGCTTGCGGGCGAGGATGCGACGCAGACGGCGAACGGTGCGCTGGTGGGCGCGGTGATATTCGTCGGTAGTTTCGCCACGGCGCCACATTTCGTTTCCTTCGTGCTCCACAAGGTAATCAGGGTGGCGCTGCTTAAACCCGGACAGAGCAAAGGCATGCGATGTTAGAAAGTGGGCCAGCCAACTAATGGCGGTACCGCGGCTAAAGCAACGCTTCATGCGGCCGTGACGAATAGCGGCGTAAAGGTCGCCGACGGGCGTGTGGTGCTTCTGTAATGCCAGGTCAATAGCGCTGGCGGTGCGGTTGTCGATCATCGTTTAATTTCCCCTGAATATTTTTCGTGAGACATCACTTCCCAGTTCCGGCCGTCGTCTTTCGATAAGAGCCGCCAGCGTGGGTTAACCTTCAGGCTGAGATATCCCGTGCGGTGCGTACGCCGTGCATAAATGCGCTTCCGGCGGTACCGCAGCAGGACCTGCATCGCCTGCAGGTGTACCCGCTCAGGAATGCGTATTGCTGTTAGTGCCACAGGTATCTCCTGTTAGTTCGTGCTGGGGGGGGGGTAACATTCCAACCAGCCTGGCGGGCCATTTCGATAAATCCGGTCAGCGTCAAAAGATGCTCGTCATCAGCAAGGCGGCGGTCGGTGACCAGACCGTTACGCACATAAACCAGCACTCGCCCGGAAAAATCGGGAGAAACATGCAGATCAACCGCCAGTACCCGGGAAAGGGTTGGAGCGCCATTGCGCGAAAATGTATTCTGACTAATCATCAGTTAATTCCTCCGCTGACATGTTTTTCTTTTGCGTGGGCGATTAATTCCGAAAAAATATCATCTACAATCGCCTTGCCTGTTTCGGTCAAATATTCGGTGTGGCTGTTAATATCAAGGCTGTTCATATACGTTTTGCGTAGAAAACTATCAGACTCTGAGCCAAATTCCGCGCGAACCTGTTTTTCGAATCTCAGCAGAAGTTTTTGCATTGATTCTTCGTTGATTTCGATAACCTGAATATCGCTATCTGGCATGTTCACAGAAAGACAATACCCGCCTGTTTTACGCTTTAGCCGATGCAGAGTTGCTATGGCAATTCTACGGCGATAGATTTCAATTACGTTTTGTCGTTCCACCGTCCCTTTCCTCCTCGGCATTCATCCAGGTTTCAATATCTGCTGATATATCGTAAGCAAGGTTAATAAGAGAGAATCGCTGCCCGTCCTCAAGCTGGTAGTAGTTTTCAGCCACCGTTTGAATCAGGTGATGCAACCTTTCTGAAGTAATACTTATTTCCTGCAAGGTCATGTTTTTTGCTGACACAGCCATTATTACCTCCCATAAGCCTTGCGGAGGTACAATTCTGCAATAAGTTCGTGCCCGCTCGCCGCGTACAGGCGGGCTAATTTATATGCTGCTCGGTCGATGATGAATGTCATAATAAATCCCTCGCTAAATTTAGGGTGCAGGATTCCCCACCGGTTAAGGTGTTAATTAAAACTGTTTTGGTTAATTCAATTTTGCTTCGATGTTTTTCAATTCACTGCAAACTTTTATCGCATAATCGAAGATTACTGATGCCATATACATGGCTGGTTTGCCATTATCTTCATCTGTGAAGTAAGCCTCATTATAAATATGCGCAAGCTCTTCGAGTTTTCTTGCCGTAATGGTCGCGTGAAAAACATCATCAACAATATCAGCGCCGCTCTCGTCCCGTTGGGGGGGGGGGGCTGATACATCGCTGAGCGTGTTGATATATTCATTCGCAGTGTCGAGCGTCTTTTTCATTGAACGAATCAGGCAAGCTATAGCGCAATCTGTTTCGTGGTCTTCGCTGCTATTTTTGTAGATGGTTTCAAGAAGCACAGTATTCTCGATAATATCAGCAGAAATAGTTTCAAGCATCTGAACGGGAGTATTCATTTGTTTGCCTCAAAATTATGTACGCGTTCGAGTTCTTCATATGCTCGCGAAGCCAGGTACCGAATGCCATTGGATGCTTCTTTAATGGTATCCGCATCAAGCTGTTCAGCGCTTAACTCAAGTGCTACGAGCAGGGCGCATACGTTATTAGTGTATTCCATCGCGCTAATGAGGTTCGGGTGGTTGGTGGTGTTGGTTTTCATTCTTCCACCTCTTTATTTGCGCTGTTAATAGTTTTCTGCATTGAGTTAACCATGTCCCAAGCTATGCCAAGGCACCCCTCAATATCATCAGGTTCACAGTTGTTATCTTTTACAGCCTGACACAGCATCGACAAAAAATGACCAAGCTTAGTCAAACTATCGGAGCAGAAATTAACTTTTTCGGTTTCTGTTATCATCTTCATATTCACCATGAGAGTGATTACTCGGTGAATTAAAGGTAACTAAAGTATCATTTTGGTGCAAGTGGTTTTGATACTTTATTTTCTCTACTTATCCAAAAAAAAGCCGGCATAGCCGGCATCTGATTGATATATAATTAAAATATGTCCCACCTGGCATCAACAACCACACCGATTATTTCGCACTCATCATCTAGGGGGATCATAGGATATTGAGGATTGAGGGGTTTCAGATACCCAGCCCCCATGTCAGTTACATACTTTTTAAAAGTAACATCCCTGCTACTTCTCTTTTGCGCGATAACATAGCAGTTTGAGTAAGGTTCTTTTTCTGGATCAATAAGTATGGACATACCTTCAGGAAAGGTTACCCCTGCATGCGAAGTCATAGAATCGCCTTTTACCTCAAGCCAAAAACCTCTTTCGCCAGCGTACTTTACAGAATCAATCCAGTTTTCAATATCATACATATTATAGTTATCGCCACATTGCGCAAATTGACCAGCTTGAACCCAGTTTAACTTCGGGTAGCTGTATCTGCGCTGTGGTTGCACGGTCTCGGTTACGTTATTAACCCAAGCTGTATCACTGATAGGTTTCTTTTGTGGTTGGGTTTGTGGCAGTTTTTCCTGCGTTCCCTTACCAGTCTGCAGCCACTCAGGTTCGCATCCAAGTGCGGATGAGATCTTAAAAAGAGTATTGCTGTTAAAGTTTTTTGTTAGTCCAAGCTCCGCTTTACTGATAGCTACCCGCGTGACACCTGCTTTTTTGGCAAGAGCCTCTTGCGTGAATCCTAACAATTCGCGTCGGCTTATCAACCGGTCTGCTAACGAACTCATGAGTCATCCCCCTAAAAGAAACTAAAGTAACATTTCGTTTTGATACTTTGGATTCTATTTGCTACTATCGATTGATACAATAGTTTCGACGCCGAGAGATGAAAATGACTCTGTTTGAAATCCTTAAGCAGCAATTTAAGACAAATACCGCTATCGGGAAAAGATTCCCACGCAAAGGCAAACCGAGAAGTAGTCAGGCCGTAGGGAAGTGGGAGATGCGTGGAGTTCCAGAGGATGTTGCGATCTTATGTCATTTGGATTCAAAAATCCCATACACCCACCCAGGAATTAGCAACGGTTCCAATGAGGTGTGACATGTCACCCGAAGACTTCATTCGCAAGCACATTACGGCGGCGCTGACCGTAGAAGGCTTCGCGCCGTCGGTGGTTCAGGGGGGGGGTAGCCAAAGGTCTGGAACATTACCGCTGCATGTCGCAGTCAACCAAAAAGGGGAGTTGTTTTGCGGATTGCCTTTTTCGAGCCCGTCAGTGGGCTTTGGGGCAGACAACTACCGCAGAACGGAAAGCAGCAAAGAAAAAGCCGGGAAGAGGTGGTGGCGCTCAACCCGGCCTGTTCTGACTTTCGACACAGCATTTGTTTTGAAATGACCTCGGGGGAAATTTCATGAAAAACCATACCAGATTTTTCGATTACAAATCAAGCGTGAGCAATCGCGACAAAGAATTGGCAGGTGCAGCATGAGTAATACAAATTTTGTTCATCACTACCCGTTCTCCAGCCCGCTACAGCGCCTGATTATGATCCGCATCTTAATGGCAGGGTCACTGGATGGCGAAGGTGAGCGCGTCCTTGGGCATGATGTCCTGGCAAATTTCTGTTGCTGTTCAAAGCAAATGATCTTCAAAGAAGTGAAAAACCTTGAGCAAGCTGGTCATCTTACCGTTCGCCAAATAGGGGCCCTTGTGACTGGATTAAAGGTGTGCCTTGGGCCGGCGCTAGGGTACACCATCACCCCGACCACTGGTGATGCGAAATGAGCATGCTATTTAATTTCCGTCCACTGGTTATTAACCCTGAGCTTGCCACGCGCATCGGTCTCAACGAAGCGATTGTCTTGCAACAGGTTAACTACTGGATTAACGACAAAGAGCAGGGTGTGAATTTTGAGGGCCGCCGCTGGGTGTTCAACAGCTATGAGTCGTGGGTAAAACAATTCCCGTTCTGGTCAGCAGATACCGTTAAACGCGCTTTTACATCACTCGTCAAACAGGGATGTCTTGATGTTGAGCAGCTCAATAAGTCCCAGCATGACCGGACAAATTACTACACCATCAACCATGATTGCGAGCTACTCAATGATGCGGAACAGGTACCCTCATCGAACGGGGCAAATTGCCCTGATCGACAAGCGCAGGATGCACCGATGGATGAAGGCAAAAACGCCCGATCTCTAACGGTTACTACAACAAAGACTACTACAGAGACTAAATCTATTGGCGCATCGGCTGACGCCTCTGCACCGGCACGCCCTGCAAAACAGGATTATTCACCTGAGTTCGAAACAGCCTGGGATGCTTACCCCAAACGCGCTGGTGGCAATTCCAAGGCGGGGGCTTTCAAAGCCTGGAAAGCTCGCCTGAAAGACGGGGTTAAGCCTGATGACATGCTGGCAGGTGTTAAGCGCTATGCAGCCTATGCCCGCGCAACCGGCAGCGTCGGAACCCAGTTCGTTAAGCAAGCTGCCACGTTCTTCGGTCCCGATCGCCACTTCGAAGAATCCTGGCAATCGCCATCCGCTCCCGGCGGTGGGCGCCCTGGCGTGCTGCCGGTATCTGGCTTCAGTGAGCAGAACTATGGCGAATCAAGTTGGGACTGGTAATTCAGGGGAAATGACATGTTAAATTTAAACCAACAAAAAGCGCGCCACGACCTGAAAGCCGATCGGGAGCGCCTTGCAGAAGAATTAAATTTTGCGCTGGAGCACAAACTCCCGTGGGGATACAGCGGCTGGAACTCAGGAAACGCCGAGATTACCTCCTGTGAAAAGCATGGAGATTTTGAGCGATTCACGCTGGTGGGAAAGGCTTTTCGCGGCGGTGAGAATTTCAAACATTCGCAATGTCCTGCATGCCTCCGTGCTCAACTGGCAGAGATTGACGCGGAGCTGCGTGCGTTACGCGTCGCTGACCTGATGGACAACGCAGGCATCGCCCGCCGTTTTGAAGAATGCGAATTCGAAAACTATCGCCCGGTGAATCAGGGGGCTAGCAAAAATCTGGCCGGCTGCCGCCATTATGCCGAAAACTGGCCGCAGGTATTTGCGACCGGAAAGGGGCTTGTGATGACCGGCAACTGCGGTACAGGGAAAAACCACCTGGCCATCTCGACAGCGAAAGCCATCATCCGTAACCATCTCGCCAGGGTTGAAATTACTGATGTGATGCGCGTTATGCGGGCCGTGAAAAGCACGTGGCGCCATAATTCCGAAACCACAGAAGACGGCGTGCTGGAACACTATGCATCGCTGGACCTGCTGATTATCGACGAGGTGGGGGTGCAGTTTGGTAGCGCTTCTGAACTGGCCATCCTGCAGGAAATCATCAACGCCCGCTACGAGAGCATATTACCCACCATCCTGATCAGCAATCTGACCTTCGAGCAGCTTAAGGACTCCATTGGTGAGCGCATCGTAGACCGGGTAACCAACGGTGGTCGAAATCGGCTGGCGTTCAACTGGGAAAGCTTCCGTGGAAACGACGGGGTGCCTGAATGACACCTGTTTGGAAAAACGAGGATCTGGAAGGAGCGGTTATTGGCGCCTTATTTTTGCGCGGTGCTGACCCTGAGGTACTGGATATCCTTTCCCGGCTGCCGGCGAGTACGTTCTCGGTGCGTCAGTATCGAGAAATCTATACCGGCATCTGTCAGCAAGCCCGCGGTGGCGGAGTGATTGATCCGCTGCTGCTCTGTGAGTCTCTGCCAGCGCTTCAGACCACCATACTTGAAGCCACCCGCGTTAGTTGGGCGAAATCGGCTTTGGTCTCTTACATCGACGTTCTGCGTCGCAATGCAGGTGTCCGTGATGCAGAGGCCGCACTGGAAAAGGTGCTAAACCAGATTAAGAGTGCCAGCAACGGTGATTCTGCGCTGGCTGCTCTGGAGTCCGTAAAACAGGTGGTTTCAGCCATCGATATTTCTGCAGATACTGTGCAGCCTGTCCATATTTCCGATCTGCTCACCGCCGTGGCTGACGAGGTAGAATCCCGCAGCCAGGGGAGGGAGGAAACCCGCAGCCTGCTTACTGGCATTGCGGAGCTTGATGCGAAGACGGGTGGCATTGAATCCACGGATCTGGTGTTTATCGCGGCGCGTCCCTCGATGGGCAAAACAGAGCTGGCGCTGGACATCATCGAGAAAGTCTCAGCGCAGGGGCATGGCGTTCTGTTTTTCAGCATGGAGATGTCCGACACGCAGATCGCCAAACGCATGGTTTCTGCCGCTGGCGGTATGCCTGTATCCCGATTGAAGGCAGTCGAAAAGTTTGAGGATGAAGACTGGGCGCGATTCTTTAACGGTATGGAGCAACTGGTTAACCGCAGCGTTTGGATCACCGACGCAACCAACCTCAATATCGACCAGATTGTACAAACTGCAACCCGCTATAAGCTGGAGCATCCAGAAATTGCCCTGGTGGTCATCGACTATCTCGCGCTGATCAAAATTCAGAGCACGGCCCGCTATGACCTGGCGGTAGGGGAATTGTCAAAGGGGTTGAAACGTCTCGCCAAGACCAACAAAACGCCAGTTATCGCCCTGAGCCAGTTATCCCGCGGGGTAGAATCTCGCCCCAACAAGCGCCCGATGAACTCTGACCTAAAGAACTCCGGGGAGATTGAGGCGGATGCTGACCTAATCCTGATGCTGTATCGCGATGAAGTTTACGACCCGGAATCACCTGCAAAGGGCATAGCCGAAATCAACGTGACAAAACAACGCAACGGCGAACTGGGGACAATTTATCGCCGGTTCTATAACGGGCATTTCCTGCCGATCGACCAGGACGAAGCCCGCCAGCGCTCAACCCCCAAACCTAAAACGCAGCAACGTCGCTATACCAGAGGGAGCCAGGAGAATAATGCAGATTTTTAACATCACCCCAATGGGCAAGCCCCGACAAACCCGCGCCGACAAATGGAAACAACGAGAAGTAGTGCTTCGTTACCGGGCGTTCTGTGATGAGGTCAGGCTGAAGAAGGTCGTTATGCCAGAGGCGGGAAGTCACATTACTTTCATCCTGCCGATGCCGGAGAGCTGGAGCCAGAAAAAACGTGCAGCAATGGATGGTCAGGCTCACCAGCAAAAGCCGGATGCCGACAACATGATTAAAGCGTTGATGGATGCGTTGTTTGCTGACGACGCTCACATCTGGGACTTTCGGGTGACAAAGCTCTGGGGTGTAACCGGACAAATTTTAATTTCTGATATCGGAGAAGTGGCCGCATGAAACTGGAATCAGCACTCAAACACTTTAGCCCCCAGGGGATGCATATCAGCGACGACGTGAAAAGCACATCGCCGAATCGCCTGAATGGTACAGACGTTATGACCGGGATCGGGGTGACCAGCAGCCGCGCACGATTCGGGCTGGCGGCGTTCTTCGGTAAGGCGGGCATCAGTAAAACCGATGAGCAACTGGCCGTTCAGGCGCTGGCGCGACATGCCCTTGATACAGCACCTAAAAACGTGCGGAAGGCCGCAGGTAAAGCGCTGGGGCGCTGCTGCCTGGTGCTGGCGAAATTTGCCTTTGCGGAGTATTCCCGTTCAGCTGAAACAACCGGGGTCTGCAGGGTATGTAGCGGTACGGGGAAGATGCAGACGACTATCACGGAGCGAAAAGTCACATACCCGTGGGGTAAGGCGCCTTATTGGGCGAAAAGGTCACGCGCTGTTCGTCCGTCCGACTGGGAGAAGTGGACCGAAGTAACTGCCATCTCCAGCGCTAAATGTGAAGCCTGTGACGGCAAAGGGATGATTAACGCCCGCTGCCGCTGCGGTGGTTCCGGCCAGGTTCTGGATCGCAAAGAGACTAAAGAGCGCGGGGCCCCGGTATATAAAACCTGTGAGCGTTGCTCCGGTAATGGTTTCACCAGTGTAAAATCTGCGGATGCCCACCGTGCAATTCAGCTGCATATTCCGGACCTGCACCAGTCCTCATGGTCACGCAACTGGAAGCCATTCTATGAAAGGCTGGTGGATATGCTCTGCAAAGGGGAGAAACAGGCTGCGGCGGAATTTGAGAAAGCGACCAGTTACTGAAGTGATCAAAGCATATGGCGACACTTTTTTGCACGATAGAGTTGACTTTGCATAAAAGTGTCCTGTATGCTTCTAATCATGGATACTTACATCCAAATGAAACCGATTACTAACCCTGCCACCCGGCGGGGTTTTTGCTTTCCGGCGATACGACAGGGGTATTCGCGAGATGCATTGCATCAGTACCCCTGTCACATCGTCGTATATTGCATTGAAACGAAATTTGTCAGATGTTAAATTTATGACGTGGTGAATCCCCCTATGCGGAGGGGCATTGTCAGTCTGATTTATTTTTGCGCTTATTGCGAGTCGTCCCCGGACTGGCGGCGGCTCACCGGGAGGCACCCGGCACCACACCCAATATAAAAATGATGATAGCTGTAAGGCCCACTTCGGTGGGCTTTTTCTTTGGGCAAAAAAAAAGCCCGCATGGTTTCATGCAGGCAAGGCAGTTACATTTAGATTTTGTCCCGGTATATGTTTTTTTGTCCAGAAGTCGAAAGATACTGTCTCGAATACATTTTGTAAATAACGGATTCAAATCACAAGGCCATGCATTTGCATGGCTTTTTTATTATCAGGTCCCGCGGGAATCACCATCGACACGCTTCGTTGTTAAATCCATCCCGACGGGCCTGACCCTTTTCTTGCACACAGCGCCATCCGTCCATAACGGAGGTGAGGCTTATGAAAATGCCCTACAAACAAGATTTCATCGCTGCGCTACTTGCGTCCAGAGAGCAGGGCATAGGCGCGATACTGGCGTTTATTATGGCGTACCTCCGTGGGCGCTATAACGGCGGTAAGTTCTGGAAGGTGATTGTTGACGCCTTGATGTGCGCGATGATCGCCTGGTTCATAAGAGACCTGTTGAATTTTATCGGCTGGAGTTCTGACCTGGCCTATATCGGTAGTGTTTTTATTGGTTATCTCGGAACAGACACGATCGGCTCGTTGTTCAAAAAGCTCGCAGCCAAAAAAGCAGGGGTAGATGATGCAAACCAGTCCTGAAGGCATTGCGCTGATAAAGAAATTTGAAGGTTGCCGGCTGACCGCATACCCCGACCCGGGAACGGGGGGTTCCCCGTGGACTATCGGCTACGGCTGGACGTTGCCAGTTGATGGTAAACCGGTCAGGCCGGGAATGACCATCGACCAGGCTACTGCTGACAGACTCCTGAAAACAGGGCTGGTGAGATACGAAAACGACGTGCTGAAAATCGTGAAGGTTAAGCTGACCCAGTGTCAGTTTGATGCATTGGTATCTTTCGCCTACAACGTCGGTTCGCGTGCTCTCTCAACCTCTACTCTCCTGAAAAAAATCAATGCTGGCGATGTAAAAGGCGCAGCTGATGAGTTTCTGCGTTGGAACCGATCGGGCGGAAAGGTTATGCCTGGGCTAACGAATCGCCGCAAGGCTGAGCGTGAGATTTTTCTGTCATGACTGCCGAAACAATTCTGGCGCTGGTGAAAAAGTTCTGGCTGCCGGCTCTCATTGCTGTGCTGATTGGCGCACTGGCTATCGCTGCCAGTCATTACAAAGGTAAAGCAGAGAGCGAAACCGAGCGGGCCAATAAAGCAGAGCACAGCCTCAGCCTGGCTAACGCCACCATCACCGACCTGCAGACCCGGCAGCGTGACGTTGCGGCACTGGATGCGAAATACACGAAGGAATTAGCCGATGCAAAAGCTGAAAATGATGCTCTGCAGCGCAAGCTTGATAACGGTGGTCGGGTGCTCGTCAAAGGCAAGTGTCCAGTGTCAGCCGCAACCCAAACCGCCGGCGCCGCCAGCATGGGCGATGATGCCACCGTCGAACTCTCTGCAGTTGCTGGACGAAACGTTCTCGGTATCCGGTCCGGAATCCTCAGCGACCAAACAGCCCTGAGAGCGCTGCAGGAATACATCCGCACGCAGTGCCTGAAATAGCATTCTCCATGCGCCGTATCGTCGCAGCATCCCCATATTAACCATGACCGCAGCCCGACGGGGCACTCCTCTGCGTGAGTGTGTGGGGATAATCAATAACGATAAATTCCGCCTCTTCTCGCATCCACGGAGTGCGACAAGACGCTCATAGCGGCCCAATGAAGCCGTGGAAGAAGAATTCATGTGGTTTATAAAATTCTGTAAGTGGTGCTGAAAATTACCATTTACAGAATTATGTATAAGCTTTATCACCCTGTTGTCATTCGAATTACGGGGTGGATATAAATAAACCCAGCAGGAAACTCTGATAATGACTACAAAATGCATTTCTACCGGCGGCGTACCTGTGGAGGTAGCCATTCCATCTGATATCCCATCGGAGCAAACAATCCCAAATGGCACGGCAGATCAACTGCAGTCGGGAACAGATACAACGCCTCGTCTATTTACAGCAAAAATGATTCACGATGAGATTGCGCGGCAGATCGCAGCAATCCCAGCATCGTAAGGAACATCCAATGGCAAGGCCAACCAAGTACCAGAAGGCGTATGCCGAGCAGGCTCGCAAGCTGTGCATGCTTGGTTATACCGATGACCAGTTAGCGGACTTCTTTAGCGTAAGCCAGGCGACGATAAATCGCTGGAAGAAGGACCACAAAGAGTTTTGCGAGTCCATAAAAAAGGGAAAAGACATTTCAGACGCTGAAGTGACTGATAGTCTTTACCAGAGGGCGATGGGATTTGTCGCCCCTGATGTGGACATTCGCGTCATTGACAACAAGATAGTTAAAACTGCCATAACCAAGCATTACCCCCCGGATACAGCAGCCGCCATATTCTGGCTTAAAAACAGGCAGAAGAAACTATGGCGAGACAAGATTGATCACAGCATTGAGGGGGCCAATGGCGGTCCTGTTGAGGTGGTCAATTATACGGCTGCGGATTATGCGAAAGCACAAGCGGCGATGGAGGGTAGGCTAGAAGATCTGGACTGAGTCTATGAGCGAAATTATCGAATGGGAGGACTTGTCATTCCCTGAACGTGTAGTAATTCGCTCAAAGTCCACAAAGTCATTCCTGAACTTCACCCGGCTGTGGTTCGAGATCATTCAGGGAGATAGGCTTCTGGTCAACTGGCATCACCGACTGATGTCCTCGAAAATTGATGATCTTCTCGCTGGGCGACTACGCCCTCGCAATCTGATTATCAATATCCCCCCTGGCGGGACAAAAACCGAGTTCTTCTCCATTCACTTCCCGGCGTATGTCAACGCACTGGTGCAGGAGAAACGGCTTAAGCGCTTTCGCAACCTGAATATCTCTTTCGCTGACACTCTCGTTAAGAGAAACAGTCGGCGCACCCGCGACATTATCGCCAGTCGTGAATATCAGGAGTTCTGGCCCTGCTCGTTTGGTGTCAACCAGGCGGAAGAGTGGGAGATAAAGGACGATAAAGGGCGCTCTATAGGGCAGACGGTATCGCGCTCAAGCAATGGGCAGATCACCGGTGGTCGTGGTGGTTACTATGGTCCGGAGTTCTCCGGCATGGTAATGCTGGACGACTACAACAAGCCAGTTGACATGCTCAGCGAGTCCCGACGAAAAAGCGCGAATACTCTGCTGGTAAACACCATTCGTTCCCGTCGCGGCGATAAGTCGAAAGAGCATCCGACGCCATTTGTAAGCATTCAGCAGCGCCTCCACACCGATGACGCAACTGGCTTCATGCTTTCAGGTGGGATGGGTGTGCAGTTCCATCACGTCGCCATACCGGCCATGATCGACGAGAAGTACATCCAGTCGCTTGATGAGCCGTGGCGCTCGCTTTGCTGGGAAACAGTCAAAGATACCGATTCTGTGGTTGTTGGTGGTGTTCGTTACTGGTCCTACTGGCCGCAGATGGAAGACGTCAACGACCTCCTGCAGCTGTGGGAAAAGGATCGCTATACCTTCCTGTCGCAATACCAGCAAAACCCGATGGCGCTGACTGGCGGGATCATCGATACAAGTTGGTTCAGAACGTACACCACACTGCCGAAGCTTACGCACCGTGCCGTGTACGTCGATACGAACAGTGGAAAGGTGGAGGACTGGCTGGATTACACCGTGTTTACGCTGGCTGGCATGGGCGTCGATGGCAACCTGTACATCATCGACGTCGTTCGCGGTCGGTGGGACCCGGAAGACCTCCTGAAGAAAGCGGAAGAGGTTTGGGAAAAATGGCGCCTGTCTGGCTCCATGCGGGTTATGCCGCTGCGTCATATGGCCATTGAAGAGAAGCAAGCCGGACAGGGCCTCATCACAACGCTGAAAAAACGTAGCCAGACACCCGGTCAGCTCGCTATCCCGGTGAGAGAAATCCCCCGCGGAACCGGGCAGAACAAGCTAGTTCGCTGC